ACATAGATATTTATTTAAAGATAAAGGTGAAGGTATTGAAGGTATGGCTAGAGAGTTAGCTGTATTTTCTGCATTCGGTGAGGGCCTACAACTGTTTGCTTCTTTTATTATGCTACTTAACTTTCAACGTTATGGCAAAATGAAAGGCATGTGCCAAATCGTAACTTGGTCTATTAGGGATGAAAGCCACCATGTAGAAAATATGATTAAAGTATTTCATACATTGATAGATGAAAATAAAAATATTTGGAATGATGATTTTAAAGGAACTCTATATCAAACTTGTAGAGACATGGTTGAACTAGAAGATAAGTTTATAGATTTAGCTTTTAATCTAGGAGAAGTACAAGGTCTAAAAGCTGAAGATGTTAAATTATATATTAGACACATTGCTGATAGAAGACTACTTCAGCTAGGCTTAAAACCTAATTACAATCAAAAAACAAACCCATTACCTTGGCTAGATTGGGTATTAAATGGCGTAGAACATACTAATTTCTTTGAAAACAGAGCCACTGAATATGCAAAAGGTAACTTAACAGGAGACTTGTGGGCATAATTAGGCCCCATATTAGAAGGAAAACATTATGGATGACTTAAATGACATCCAATTACCTTACACCGTGGATGAACTTATCAAAGTTTTAGATAAAATTTATCCAGAAAAAGCACCTGAATTGAAAGACAATGAGAAAACTGTCTGGTTCAAAGCAGGTCAAAGAAGTGTAGTTAATTGGTTAATAGACTTAAAGAAACGAAGCGAAGATAATTTATTAGGAGAAAAATAATTATGTGTATGGGTTTAGCAAAAACGGAATATGTTAAACGAGCCGACCCTTCGATAAAATTCGTTGATGGAAATGAATTTGACCCTAAAGACTCACCACCAGATATAGACAACACACCTGTTATTAAAGAAAAGAAAAAAGTTAAGAACACTGTGACTAGTCAACAATCTGATTTGAATATTAACACAACACCAACAACTTATTAAAAAGGAAATAATTATGTGCATGGGCGGAAAAACACAAAAAGTTCAAGAACAGGTACAGCCTGTTAGAAACGCTATGTCAGACGGTGATGAACTAGCACCTACTATTGAATTAGCTTCTGAAGACGCTTTAGAAATTGCTAAGAAAAAGAAAGCTAAAAAAGGTACAGTAGGAATGCAAACTGATTTAAACATCACTAACTCTGGTTCTAACGTAAACGTTTAATGGATTTTAAAGATACAGCAGAAAATCGTTATGAATCTTTAAGTGAAATTAAAGAGCATTATCTCGATAGAGGACGTGAATGCTCTGAGTTAACTATTCCCACATTAATTCCTGAACAACATCAAACACAGTCAAGTGACTTTTATAGTCCTTTCCAATCTGTAGGTAGTAGAGGTGTCAACAACCTTGCTTCAAAATTACTACTTTTATTACTTCCACCAAATCAACCATTCTTTAGATTAGCGATACAAGGCAAAGCTAAAGAACAAATAGAACAACAACCAGAATTAAAAACATCAGTAGAGAAAGCTTTATCTAAAATAGAACGTGAAGTTATGGGTAAAATTGAGTCTCTTGCTTTACGTGTTCCAACATTTGAATTAATTAAACATTTAATTGTCGGTGGTAATGCACTGGCCCATGTTCCAAAACAAGGTAACATGAGAGTATATGGTCTTAACCAGTATGTTTGTAAAAGAGACGGTGAAGGAAATCTATTAGAAATAGTTGTAAAAGAAAGTGTTTCAGTTTTATCTTTAGATGAAGAAGTTAGAGAACAAGTTTTATCTCTTATGTCAAAAGAAGATGTTAAGTCACAAACAAATTGCGATTTATACACACATGTTTACAAATTAGATAACGGTAAATTTTATGTTTGCCAAGAGACTAAAGGAATTAAAATACCTTCATCTGTTGGTACTTACAATCAAGATAAATTACCATGGTTAGCTTTAAGAATGATTAGAGTTGACGGTGAAGATTACGGCCGTAGTTACGTTGAAGAGTACATTGGTGATTTAAAATCTTTAGAAGGATTATCACAATCTTTAGTCGAGTCTTCTGCTGCAAGTGCCAAAATGATTTTCATGGTAAGACCAAATTCTACTACAAAGAAAAGAGATATAGCAGTAGCACGTAATGGTGACATTATATCTGGAAATCAAGATGATGTCAGCGTGTTACAAGCAAACAAATTTTATGATTTACAAACTGTAGAAAAAGCAATCGCAAGATTAGAAGAAAGATTAGCTTATGCATTTTTATTAAACACAGCCATACAAAGACAGGCTGAACGTGTAACTGCTCAAGAGATTAGATACATGGCAAATGAATTAGAAACTGCAATGGGTGGTATATATTCTTTATTATCTCAAGAATTACAATTACCTCTAGTGCAATTACTAATGGATAGAATGGGAAGTCAAAATGAAATTCCTAAACTACCCAAGGGTTCAGTAAGGCCCACAATTATCACAGGTGTTGAGGCACTAGGACGTGGTAATGACTTACAAAAATTAAGAGAGTTTGTAGCAGAGATAGGTCAACTTGCACAAATCAATCCACAAGTCGTGCAACTTTTAAATCCACAAGATTTAATCACAAGGTTAGCAACTGGACTTGGTATTGACACTGAAGGATTATTAAAATCTCCAGAACAATTACAAGCTGAACAAGAAGCTGCAATGCAACAACAACAAATGCAACAAATGCAGGACACCGCACAAGACATGGCTCCTAAAGTTGCAGACAATATGACAAAACCGCAAGGATAATAAATGGTAGAAAAAGTAGAAATACAAACACCAGAGACTACACCAGAGCAACCAACAGAAAACACTACAACAGAAAATGAAAGTAGACCTGGATGGTTACCTGAAAAGTTTAAATCTCCAGAAGATATGGCAAAAGCCTATGGTGAATTAGAAGGTAAATTAGGAAAGCCTGAAACTGAAAAAGAATCAGAACCTACAAAAGAAGAAACAAATAAAGACAACGATGACTTATCTATAGATAAGGCTGAAAAAGCTGTAGAGAATGCAGGGTTAAATATGTCATCACTTCAAGATGAGTACAATGAAGGGGGACAATTAAAAGAAAGTTCATATGAAGCTTTGCAAAAAGCAGGAATACCTAAAGATTATGTAGACGCTTTTATTAAAGGACAAGAAGCTATTGCACAACAAACTTCTAATACTTTAAAACAAGAAGTGGGAGGAACTGAGTCATATAACAATATGATGAATTGGGCCTCTGATAATTTAAACGAAGCAGAAATAAATTCTTTTAACAAAACTGTTAATGGAAAAGATATTGAAGCAACACGTTTAGCAATACAAGGTTTAAACGCACGTTACAAAAATAGTGTAGGTGATGAGCCTTCATTACAAAGTGCAAATAATCCTAGTTCAGCAAATGCTCCAGGCTATAGGTCTTGGGCAGAAGTTACTGCTGCAATGAATGATGAAAGATACGGAACTGATGATGCATACAGAACTGATGTCCAAAACAAATTAAACAACAGTAGGTTATAACATGCCAAAATACAAACCAAAGACGAAACCAAAACCGAAACCAAAAAGTAAAGGATAATAATATGGCTAAGAATGGCTTATATGCAAACATTCACAAAAAACGTGCTAGAATCAAAGCGGGTTCTGGTGAAAAAATGAGAACAGCAGGTACAAAAGGTAGACCTACCGCAGCTCAATTTAAAAGAGCGGCCAAAACTGCCAAATCATAGTTGTGTTACCTTTATAGGTAGCAACTGCTAACACAAAGTTAAGTCCATTAACTTGACCGTTCCGAGGAACGACAATCTTGTGAAACAAACTTTAAACTTGTGAAAGCTTTTTAATAAACAAACAATAGAAAAAGGAGACAAATATGTCAAACGCAAATCCGGCTTCCATTGGACGAGTAAATGCATCTGGTTCAGAAGATGCCCTGTTTTTAAAAGTTTTTTCTGGTGAAGTAATTACTTCTTTTGAAAGAGCAAGTAAAACACAAGGTGCTGATTCTGTAAGAAGCATTGCTAATGGTAAGAGTGCAACGTTCCCTGTAATGGGCAGAACGACAGCCGCTTATCATACCCCTGGTACAGAAATACTTGGGTCTGATGTGAACCACAACGAAAAGGTTATTACAATTAACGACCTTTTAGTTTCTTCAGCATTTTTAAGTAATATCGAAGAAGCTAAGAATCATTGGGATGTTAGAAGTAACTACTCAACTGAAATTGGAAGAGCATTAGCTTTCCAAAAAGACAAACACGTTCTACAAACTATTGGTCAAGCCGCTCAAACGAGTACTGCCAATGTTACAGGTGGAGACGCAGGTACAGTATTAACTAATACTGCTATCGCTTCTGCAACTGCGGCAACTTCTGCAAATGGATTTATTGATTCATTGTTCGATGCTGCGAAAACATTAGACGACAAATACGTTCCGGCTGATGGTAGAATCTGTTTCTTAAAACCAGAAATGTACTACAAATTAGCGAATGCTACTAATGCAGTCAATGTTGACTTCAGTGGTGGTGCTAATGGTGGTGTTGCTTCAGGTAGAGTATTACAAATTGCAGGTATCAGATTAATTGCTGTACCTCATTTTGTTGCTTCAAACGTGAACTCAGGTGTTGACCAAGGTTCAGCTACTCAGGGTGGTTCAAACCCTCAAGCTGTTAACTTGACTGCATACGAAGGTTTAGTTTGTCACCCGTCAGCAGTTGGAACTGTTAAGTTAATGGATTTAGCTACTGAAATGGAATACGACATTAGACGTCAAGGAACACTTATGGTTGCGAAATACGCTATGGGTCATGGCGTACTACGTCCGGAAAGTGCCGTAGGAATTAAAGACGCTTAATAAATATTAAGTTTATTTATACTATATAGGAGTAGGGGATGAGGGAGACTAAGTCCCCTACTTTACAAATTTAAAAAGGACAATCAATGACAACACAAATAAATTCTACAAATGAATTACAAGCGATAAATACCATGCTAAGTTTTATCGGTGAGAGTCCAGTCAGTTCAATTACTGGAAACATTGGTACAGACGTAGCGGTCGCTAAGAATATTTTAGATGAAACTTCTATGAGTGTTCAGTCACAAGGTTGGTTCTTTAACAGAGAATTAGATATAACTGCTTCAAGAGATACATCTAATAAAGTACCTTTAGAAGCTAACTGTGTACAAGTAGAGGCTTCGGCCCCTTACCAATATTTTTATCAGTACACTATTAGAAACCAATATTTATATGATTTAAAAAACAAAACAGATATTTTTACTTATGACCCCAAAGTGGACAAAGTATTAGTACAACAGTTTGAACATTTACCTGAATATGCAAGAAGATATATTGTAGTTAAAGCTTCAAGAAGATTTGCTGCAAGATATGTAGGTGCAAGTGAATTAATTAAATTAGCACAACTAGATGAACAAGAAGCTCACACAGCATTTGAACAAGCAGACTCAAGAGCTATGGACGCTAACATGTTAAATGATGATTATAACACTAGTTACATTGCTAAAAGAGGCCCAAGACGGTCTGGTAGGAACTAATTTATGGGACTAATCTCAACATCAATTCCTAATCTTATTAATGGTATTAGTCAACAAAATGCTGTCCAACGTAATGTAGGACAAGCAGAAACACAAACTAATTTCCAATCTAATATTATTGAAGGATTGACTAAAAGACCGCCTACAGAGTTTGTCGCTAATCTATTATCTTCTACAGCGTTTCCTAATAACGCAGCAATACACTGGATTAATAGAGATAGTGCAAATCAATATGTAGCTATATTTACAAATGGTGCAATTAAAGTTTATGATTTAAATGGTGTTGAAAAAACAGTTTCAATAACAAGTGGTGGTGCAAATTATTTAGCTACAACAAAACCTATAGAAGATTTAGCATTTTCAAATATTGCAGATTATACATTTGTTGCAAATAAAAATAAAACTGTAGCTGAAAGTTCAAATACAACACCTGTAAAAGTACAAGAATATATTTCTTATGTAAAAAGTTCACAATATGGAAGACAATATAGTGTTACTTTAAATCACTCTACATGGTCATATCCAATACAAGTATTGTTTCAAATGCCAACTGGTAATGATGCAGCAACAGATAGTGAATTTAGAGATACAGAAAAGATTGCTCACATATTATTATATGGAACAGCTTCTTCTCACTGGTCAAGCAGTGCAGATGGTATTGGATTTAAAACTATAAGAACTGATACTGGTGCTACTTTAAGTACATCACAAGGATTAGCAAACTATTCTGGAATTACTGGAACGTTTACACATACACAATACGGTAACACTATTTACGGAACATGTAGTAGTGGTACTTTCGCTGTTGAAACTACAGACGGTTTTGGTAACCAAGCTATGTATGCAATAAAAGACGCTATAGGTGACTTTGCTGAATTACCATATTATGCAAAACCAGGAATGATTATTCAAATTACTGGTGAAGAAGGTGATACACTTTCAGATTATTATGTAGAGTTTACATCTAATGGTGTTTGGAAAGAATGTGTTGGCCCAGGAGTAAAAGTAGGATTAGATAATTCTACAATGCCTTTTGCATTAATTAATAATAACAATGGTACATTTAGTTTTGCACAACAAACATACACAAACAGAGTTAGTGGTGATGAAGATACAAACTCAGCACCAAGTTTTGTAGGTAAGAAAATTTCTAATTTAACATTCTTTCAAAACAGACTAGGTATTATTGCAGACCAAAATTTAGTGTTATCTGAAAATGCTTCTTATTATAATTTTTATGCAACAACAGGTACAGATGTTTTAGATACTGACCCTATTGATATTGCCGCAGCGGGAACTACAGTTAACAAACTACATAATTCTATAGATTTTAACGAACAACTTTTATTATTTTCTGGCGAAGCACAGTATATACTAGAAAGTTCTGGTGATGCTGTAACTCCAACAAAAGCAGTATTAACTAAAACAAGTACATTTTCACATTCAATTAAAGTTGCTCCAGTTTCAGCAGGTAAATATGTTTACTTTGCACAAAACAGAAATGATAAAACTGCAATAACAGAATATTTTGCAGATGATGATACATTAACAAATGACGGTATTGATGTAACAATAGGTGTTAGTTCGCTAATACCTGGAAATGCATATAAAATTGTTTCTAACAACATTGAAGATACAATGATTGTTTTATGTCATGATACTTTAGATACTACTAACAATACTACATATACACCTTCAAGTGCTGTAACATCTACAAATGCAAACACTATAAATATCTATAAATATTTTTGGGATGCTAATAAAAAAGTACAATCAGCGTGGAGTACATGGACTTTAAATAATTGTCAGATATTATCAGCAGAAGCTTATGACAGTTCTCTTTATGTAGTAGTTAATGAAAACACTAATACAAAATTATTAAGAATAGATTTGCGTAACCCAGATTTTACTGGACTAACACACAATATTCATATGGATTTTAGAACGTCTACACTGACTGGGACTTATGACTCA